CCAAGGATTTTCTATTGTTTTGTTTTATTTGTTAGTTTCTCTTCGGACGGATTACCCCCCATCAGAATATCTGGTTTAACACTCAACCAGCAACGAAGCACTAAAAACAGAAGTTTGGTTGCCCGAAGGCCTATCACAGTGAGAACACCGTCACTCAAAGTGGCGAAAGCGCCGAAGAAGGTGGGATCCTGAAGACCCAGATCATAGCCGGGTCAGCGATAGCCACGCCTTCAGTCTTCGAGAACGATGCATTTGGACCAGTTACTTCCACCAAGACAAACATCATGCTGACAGATGTCGCATTAATGTAGTACTCGGTGGGGTATGCCGGATTAGGTGTGTAAGTGGCAGGCGGCGTGTAAACGCGGCAGTTGGTTAAGCTACTCAGTGACAAGACGCTGTTTCTAAGAGTTCTATAATAGAACACTCCCCAAATACCGGTCGAAACCGTAGGTGGGAAGTAAAACGTTGTCGAGTTCATCCTGAAGCCAAGGGTACCGTACAGGTCTTGCGCCGTACCGAAAGGGGTCACACTATCCGCACCCGTGAGGTATGCAGATGCGATCGCCACAGTCGATCCAGCATCGGTGAGTTGTTTCTTAAACAGAGTGATATCGTATGAAATCCACAACTCACCGAGTACAACGCCTGCGGTAGACATGCCCTTGGAAGCAATTTGGAAATTACCGAGGTCATAGAACCGAGCACTATCAGTGGTCGGGTTCACATAACCATGTCGCACGTAGTAGAGATTGTCCGCTCTCTCGTGTGGTGCGCACTCCAACCCGTGAATCAAGCTATCACTAGCCTTACACGAGTTGGAGTAATCGGCATTTTCCATTTCAACCTTACTGCCATATGCCTGATCCATTACATCATAATCAGTAGCAGCTACGACGACACCAAGAGCCTGAGAAGCCCCATTGAACGAAGACGACGTCGAAATAAATTCGAACACGATTCCGTTCGGGCGCCATTGGTCGTAATTTTGAGCAACGCGATGAAGCCAGGGAAAAGTGGTGGCGTCCCCAGGGTTGACAATGAATGATTGGTTGGTGAACTCGGTCGCGCCTCCCGAAAGAGAGCCCGACACGATGTCGCCAATGAATTCACGTTCAATGATCCTGGTTCCGCGCTTTTCCTTGTCAAATTTCAGACCGGTGAATGCCTCTCCCGTGATGAGAGAGTTGGATGACAAGGAGTAATCTCCATATCCAAACCATTTTGCCAGGCCAGTCCCCGCCGATTCGCCGAGATCGGCGTTACCCGCTAGGGTCCCGACGGCTCGACCTAATAGGCCAGCACCTTGCCCGACTAGTGTCTTCGGTCCAGACTTCGACTCCAGCTTTTGCAATCGCGAGTCAATGTTGCTAACAGCACTTTGAACTCCCTTGGGCGTATCGACGACATAGTCGCCACGTCCGCGGAGAACAACTTTCTTTGATCCATTTTTCTTTCTCTTTGCCATGATATAAACGTATTCTTCTATTTCTAGGAAAGCACCGGGGTCGTGCTACGCCCCTATTCCCTACTCGTCTCGCTCAACCATGTCGACTATGGCGGGAAAATTGACCGCAGCCGGCAAGTCGTCACAATGTGACAACGCTAGGTTGAACTCGGGTTCGATGGCTTCGTCAAAGCCATATCGCTCCTCCATGATGATCCAATTCTCAGCCGCAGGCTTAAAAGCCTTGCTTGCGACGAGACCATCGAATTTTGAACCATTCTTAGTGGGCTTGATCTTCTTCTTTGCGCACAAGGCACCCAGCTTGTTCGCGTACAGATTAAGAAGGGGGACGTGGGCAGCGTCCCTCTTCAAAGATCCCGCCGTGGAAGCAACATTTTCTTCGTTAGGCTCAACAACACTCCACCCAGCCCGGGAGAGAACTCGACCGGGCTTGGGACCCCACACAGTGCGCACCGACCCATTGTCATCAGCGAACCACGCGAGTTTGGAGCAAAACTCCCATTCAGATCTCGATTTGCACAGCTTGGCCTCAGGTTCCAACCCAACTCCGCGAGCGAAGCGCGTTAGATAATCCAAGGCCGTAGCACCTTCACCCTTTTGAACCATTAAAAAGGCGTCATCTCCACAGATGAGCAAAAGGAAATTTGTAATTTCAGCGATGCACATTGCCCAACAAGCAACTTCAGCATTGACCAGCGTATCCATGAGATTGGTGTCGGGTCGCCCCGATGACATTTGCATGTCATGCATGGTGAAACGCACAAGCGCTTCCCCATTACGACCAGTCTCATCCTCCTCTTTATACTCTATTTCAAATGCTTTCAGCAGTCGTCGGACCCATGTCGCAGATGGACCTTCGCGAACGATTTCGACTCTCAAGGGCTTGTATTTGACTCCCTGCGGCGTAACTCCTTCCGTTAACGTGGACAGGAACCAGCGCTGGATGTCGTGATTACAACCAAGACTTGAATATACTGTTCTGACAGTCGGGACCTGCAAGAAAGCAGACAACGTCGTGTCAAAGGCGGAGTAGTCCAAGTTGATCGCCTCAACATTACCTTCACCACCATTCTTGTGGATGAACTCATCCACATGCAGACCAAGTGCATCGGTTGTGACACCGGATGCATAGACTACGTTTGGATGATGCTTACCCCAATGGCGCTTGATGGCCTTGTACATCAAGTGTACATAGTATCCACCAATTGCTTTGACGGTAATGTCTGGCGCCTGAATCAATCTTGGCTTGACGGGTTTTTGACCGTTTGGGGTTACAGGCTTGCCTTTCTCGATTTTCACGAATGGTTTGCACTTCATTGTTACTGGAGCGCCCCCTTCGATCTCCTCGAAAGTAGTCTTGATGTCCCTAACGTACTGCGCGGGGTATTTTTCGCGCAAGCCGTCCAGCCACGAATTGAAACCCTCTAGAGACGGTTGTATCGATTCGAACTGAAATTTTGGGGATGTTTGAACGAATGCTTCCAGTGACCGAACTAAAGGCACGGACACGGGTGGCACAGGACGAAGAACCCGATTTGAAACCGCGCTCTCCTCCACCTTTTGGGTGGGTTGGAGAACGTTGACAACGGCTTCAGGAAAGAACAAACCCGACGCGAAAGACATGTCTCTGTCCTTCAAGGTTTCCTCCCTAATTATGGTGTACTTTTGCGCATCAGGATGTGGCACTACGACGTGCGTGCTACCAGGGAAGCGACCCTCCTCGAGAGAAAGGTGCTCCCCTGCGGCCAAGTTTCCAGCGATCGGCTGGTCACTTGTCAACCCTTCTCGGAAGCTTTGGATACTTGCATTCCGTTGCCACAAGACAAGTCTGTGGAACAAGAACATCGCCATCGCAATGAGAAGAGTCAAAGCAGCGCACACAACAGTGGCAACAACCTTGACCTCCGAACCACCGTTGCTGAAATCAAAACCAAAAGCAACAATGGCCAGTGCACCTATGAGCCCGAAGGCAAAGTACACTGGGAGGTATTTGGGTTTCTGAAAAGTAAACAATGTGTTACTCATATTGATCAGGGGCCCAAACCTGCGCTGGAAGGTACTGGCGACTACAACCTCGTTCTCGAGATTGGCAAACATGCCGAGGGCAGTAGCGACAGTTATAGCCATTGGTATTTCCTCGGGTGTCAACCTCGAGTTACTCAAGTAGTTCCTTACTCTAAAGGATGCTCCCTGGAAGCAACTCGGGTCCCTAGCCCGATTCACACAGTAATTGGCTGCGACTGCCACGGCCCCACGAGGAATGTTCACAGAGATCGTTCGATTTTGGAAAAGTGGTGGTATGTAGATGTAATTCCCGACCACAAAAGCATGATCGAGATCAATCTGATACTCACTCACGACGGCATCGTTAAACGATGCACGCACCACCGAGGAACTCTGTAGTGGACCATACATTGCTGTTGGTGCACTAACCTCACTTGGCAAAATACTGCGGGGGCCTGGGGGGCCCCGTAACGCCTCAACCTTCCAAAGGTGTGTGATGCCACCAATGCTGTCAACAGTTTTCGCTGACAACACCTGACCATCAACACCTCTCCAACCGACTGTCCATGCCAAATGTTTGTGATGGTAGGGCATGGAATTGCCGGTTACGTGCATCTGCACGCATACACCGTCCCTCGCCCAAGTAGCTTCTTCATAGAAACCTCCTCTGGTATCACCAGAGAAGTCGTGGCCAACGACATAGGCACCACGACACAAGGGATTGTCAATGAGGGAATGCAAATCATAGGGGTCAATATAATATGCTGAATTGACCATGACGAGTGTGAATGGCCTATCAAATGTGACCTCTTCGAGGATGCAATTGAGTATGCGCATTCTACACTCTTTCGGACACATCTTCTTCCGATTGCCATCACCCGGATGCAATTCCGGCATGATGTACCACCCTTGCTGGCCTAGGTGCGCGAAGGTTCGGTGGGGTGCCCCCCCCACGTCATAAACTTCAGCGCCCTCTTCCAGAGCAAGTCGGCATGCTTCCTTTTCTAACACATAGCGGGAAGCAGCTAAAATCGGGTGAAGGTGTACGCCCTTCTTCCCGGGACCGAGAGGCGTGGTATAGCGCAAACGCTCCCACACCTCTGCCTTCTCGGGCGTCATGTCAACTCCAACATATTCTTCTTCTAATTCCATGTTTGCAATGCTGTTGTTAAAAATGCTCGAAAACACCCAAAAACCAGAC